GCGGCACGATCAAGCTGGATGGGAATTATCCTGTTGGTACAAACAACGTGGCTTTGGGTAATGCGGCATTAGACGATGCAAGTTTATCTGGCGGTGCAAACACAGCGATAGGCCCGTCTGCTTTAACCGCAAATACTTCTGGCAGCTTTAATGTTGCTTTGGGCAGCAGTACATTGCAAAATAACACCACGGGTTCTGACAACTCAGGTCTTGGTCGAGAGGCTTTACGACTTAACACCACAGGTAACTATAACGTATCTGTTGGCACAAAAGCCCTATACTCCAACACCACCGCCAACTACAACACCGCTGTGGGGTATCAAGCAGGATACTCCAATACAACAGGTGTTAATTTAAATGCGTTTGGTTCAAGTGCGCTGCAATCCAATACTACTGGAAATTACAATGCTGCCTTTGGTAGTAACGCTGGTAGAAATGTAACCACAGGCAGTAATAACACGGCTGTTGGTATTCAGTCTCTTTACTCCAACACCACCAACAGCAACAACACGGCTATTGGGTATCAGTCGTTATATACCTCGACTAATGGCCCAAATACAGCGGTAGGTTCTCAGGCTCTTTATCTAAATAGCAATGGATATGATAATACTGCGGTTGGAAGAAACGCACTACGAGCAAACACAACAGGCATTCGTAACTCAGCGTTTGGTGATTTAGCTTTAGACGCTAATACTACAGGTAATTACAACACTGCTTACGGTGCATATTCTCTGGGTGCCAACACCACCGCCAATGCCAACACAGCGGTTGGGTATCAGTCTCTTTACAGTAATACTACAGGTAGTGTTCATGTGGCGGTAGGCAATGGAGCGTTAAGGTCAAATACTACAGGCGCACAAAATGTTGCCGTGGGCTTTGAAGCATTATATACAAATACCACTGGGGGCTTTAATGTCGGTCTTGGTCGAGAAGCATTGAAGTACAACACAACCGCCAGCAACAACACCGCCGTTGGGTATCAGTCTCTCTATGCAAACACTACGGGCTTTAACAGCTCCGCTACTGGTTATCGTTCGCTATACAACCAAACAACAGGTTATTATAACAGTGCTTTTGGTTATCAGGCACTCTACAGCGTATCCGTTGGTACTTCTAATGTTGCGATGGGTTATCGTGCTGCTCAGGAAACGGTAAGCGGTAACAATAACGTGGCCATAGGTACAGAAGCACTGTTCAACAACACCACCGCAAGCAACAACACAGCAGTTGGGTATCAGGCGGGGTATAGTAATACTACCGCAACAGATAACACTTATCTTGGCTATCTTGCAGGATATTCTGGAACTGGCGGCAATAACGTAGCAATCGGTTCTTCTGCACTTGGATTTGCTACTAGCGGTAATGACAACATAGCAATTGGTAGAGTTGCATTGAATAATAACACTGCCAGCAGCAACGTTGGTATTGGTTTTTATGCTCTTGCCTCTAATACCAGCGGGAACAACAACACTGCTGTGGGCTATGAGGCGGGGTCTAGTAATACTACAGGGTATCAAAACACTATCCTTGGCAGACGAACCGGTCGATATAACACTACAGGTTATTACAACACTTTCTTAGGTGATTGGGCTGGATATAATAATACAACTGGTTCAAAAAACACTTACGTTGGTGTAAATAGCGTAATGTGGCAAGCTACGACAGGTAACTCAAACACTGTTATTGGTGGCTACAACGGCAACCAAGGCGGCTTGGACATCCGCACCTCAAGCAACAACATCGTGCTGTCGGATGGGGATGGTAATCCTAGGGTGCATATTGATAGCAACCGAAACATTACTTTGGGTTCTACTGGAGGTACTTTCGGGTCTGGCGGCACTGGTGCATCTTTAAATTTAACCACTGGTCGCAATGGTGCTGTTTATTTTGTAACTAGTGAATTTGACTGTTTGTGGGCTGAGCAGCAAAGATCAGGTGGTGGAACAGCGGCAAGTTTTAAAAGAAATGGCAGCGGAGACTTAATTCGTTGGTATTCTTCTTCTACTGAGGTTGCAAAGGTTACTACAAACGGGTCATCTGTATCTTACAACACAACATCTGACTATCGACTTAAAGAGAACGTAGTTGTCTTAACAGGTGCAACAGATCGTATAAAACAAATTCCAGTATATCGCTTTAACTTTATTGCAGACGCCGACACTACTGTGGATGGCTTTCTAGCGCACGAAGTTCAAACAGTTGTACCAGAGGCAATTCACGGCACAAAAGATGAAGTAGATGCAGATGGCAACCCTGTCTACCAAGGCATTGACCAAAGCAAGCTAGTGCCACTCTTGGTCGCTACAATCAAAGAACTAGAGGCACGGATCACTGCCTTAGAAAACGCTTAACATTAGTCAGAAAAGGAGAAACAAATGACTGATACACCAACTGCGGAAGAAATCGCACAACACTACACAGCAATGGGTCACTCTGTTGACTTGCTAAACGCTGGGCAACCAGAGGGCATGGACGATGCTGACTGGGCTGACACTGTGTCACGCAACGTAGAGCATCTACAGCTAATGGTTGACAAAGACTTCTGGACAGACGAAGATATGACTGCTGTTAATGTAGCAATACAAGCAAACTCATAAAGGAGATTAGCAATGGGTAAAGATAAAAAGACTCCCATCACTATCAACGATAAAGAATACTTCGTTGAAGATTTAACACAAGAGCAACAGACTATGTTGAATCACATTAATGACTTAGACCGTAAGTTATCTAGTGTGCGTTTCAACTTAGATCAACTATCTGTAGGACGTGATGCGTTTGTACAGATGCTTGCTACCTCTGTTGAAACACCTGAAGAAGAGGCTGCATAATAAATGCTCTTTGGCTCTACACCATTTTCAGTAAATGCCTTTGCCGCTGGTGGTGAAGTACGTACTATTGCAACTGGTGTAGCAGCCACAAGCAGCACTAATACTGTTGTTACTGTATCTGCAGCTAACCTAAGTCTTACAGGTGTAGGAGCTACAGGTGCAGTCAACAGTGTCGTAGTAGATGCTCAAGCTGTTGTAGTTCCTAGCTCAATAGCTGCAACTAGCTCTGTAGGTGATACAACAGTAGTAGCTAAAGCTGTAGTAGAACCACAAGGGGTTGACTCTACAGGCAATATCGGTACAACTACTGTACTAGCAGAAGCTAATGTAAGCGTTACAGTACCAGCCTTAAGTATTACTGCAGGATCACCTACTGTTAAAGCTAAGGCTGTTGTATTGCCAGTAGGTGTAGCAGCTAACTCTGCTATAGGTACTGTAACTACACGTACAGTTAACGTTATTGAGATTACGTCTGTACCTCTAAACATCTACACTAAACGTCCTGTAGTCACTACCGTACAGTTTGACTATGAAAGTATTAAAGATAGCTTTGATCGTAACCGTGTTGTTTATGTATCAGCTACAGATCAGGGTTACACAGTACGTATCCCAGCAGACTTATCTAACAGAACTGTTTATATAGAAGCTATGGATACTGACAGAACAGTTCGTATCGCAGCGTAAGGAATACATTTATGTCATACAAGTGGCCTGACAAAGATAAAGATGAACTACTAGATTACAACATTGATTGGTCACGCTTTCTTGGCGATGACACTATCTCAGGTGTAACTTGGTATATTGATGATGCTGATGGCACTAAGACAGAAGTAAATGCAGCTAGTGTAGTCAATGGCTTACAGATGGTACAGAAGACTAACACTCTTACTGTAGCCACTATTCGTTTATCACTTGGCACTAATAACGTGCGATACAAAGTGACATGTAAGATTACGACAGTTGAAGGCTTGCAGTATGAACGTAGTGTATATCTACGGGTTAAGGAGAAGTAAGAATGGCTTACGATTTTATCGGTCTAGTAAATGACGTTAACCGCCGCCTTAACGAAGTAGAGCTTACCACGTCTAACTTTGCTGGTGCACAGGGTTACTACAACCTTACTAAGGATGCTGTTAATGCATCTATTAGGCACATACACCAAGAAGAGTTTGAGTGGCCTTGGAATCACGTAGAGGAAACAGAAGTACTGACACCTGGTGAAGTTCGTTACAGTATGCCGTATGACTCTAAAACTATTAACATGAATAGCTTCCGCATTAGACGAGATGATACTTTAAGTGTGGGTACTAATAAGTTAAAAGTGTTGAATTATGAAGAATACCTTGACAAATACGCCGATTATGAGTATAACTCTAATACATCCAACAGAACTGTACCACACTCTGTAATACGTGCACCTAGCCGTGAGCTACTTTTTATCCCTGCACCAGACCAAGCGTATGAAGTAGTATATGAGTACTACACTGTTGGTGTTGACATGGAAAAAGCTGCAGACGTACCTGCAATACCAGAACAATTTAGACACATTATTGTAGATGGTGCTATGTATTATGCCTACGTATTCAGAGGCGACATGCAAGCAGCTACAGTATCACAAAACAAATTTACTGATGGCATTAAGTACATGCGATCTCAAAACATTAATCGTACTGAATATATTCGGGATCGTAGAGTTGCATACTAATGGCTACTAATTGGCAGACATTTCCTATTGAGTTTAAGGGTGGCCTTATCTCAAACATGAGTCCTCTACAACAGGGGATTAATGCTATTGGTTCTGCTACTATTTTACAGAACTTTGAACCTGCACGTTCAGGTGGCTACTCTAAAATACTTGGTTATGATAAAGCTGAGACTGATGTAATTCCAGGATCAGGTAGAGTACTAGGTGTTAAAGTTGTTAAACCTTCAGAGTTTATTGCAGCTAGAAGTAATGGTAGTGTAACTGAGTATCACAAAACTACAGGTGCAGGTTGGTCTTCACTAGGTACAACATCTTTACTTGGTAATAAGATTCGTTCTACAGATTTTAATTTTGGTGCTGGTGAGTTTATTTATTTTGTAGATAGTGTTAATTACCCAGCCCTTTATGATGATACAGCAGGTACACTTAGCTTTGTAACATCTTCTACAGACTTACAGGGTGCAGAACAGGTAGCAGTATTTAAGAATACTGTGTTCTTCTCTAAAGGTTCTAACCTGTATTTCTCAGCCCCTGGTGATCCTGATGATTTTACAGCAGCTAATGGTGGTGGCGTTATCAATGTAAGCCATGTGATTACTGGACTTATCTCGTTTCGTGATCAGCTTATTATCTTTAGTCGTAACAAGATTCAACGAATTACTGGTTCGACTATCTCAGACTTCCAACTAAGCCCTATTACAGAGAGTATTGGTTGTCTTGACCCTGATACTATTCAGGAAGTTGGTGGTGATATTATGTACATGTCACCTGATGGTATCCGACTACTAGGTGCAACAGACCGTATTGGTGACTTTGCTCTTGAAGTTGCATCTGATCCTATTGCTGATGACGTATACAAGTTTGCACAAAGCACATCTAATTTCTGCTCTATTGTCATTCGTGAAAAAGCACAGTATCGTATCTTTGCTTACACAGAGTCAGAACAGGCTAAAGTTGCACGGGGTTTGTTAGTTACTAAGTTTTCTGACCAAGGTGCAGCTAACCTAGCTTGGGGTGAGACATCAGGTATTAAAGCATTTGTAGCTGATTCTAAATATGTAGATAACTACTCTGAAATTATTGTCTTTGCTAATGAAGATGGTTATTTATATCAAATGGAGCAAGGTGCTAACTTTGACGGTGAGGCCATTGAAGCTATATATGAATCACCTTACATGCCAGTATCTGATCCACAGGTACGTAAGACATTTTATAAGCTAACTACGTACATTGATCCTCAAGGCTCTTTTGAAATTGACTTAGCAGTTAAGTATGACTTTACTCGACTTAACAACCAAAACCTGATTCAACCAGCAGCCACAACTATTACAAGTACGGGTACTGCAGTATCCTATTATGGTTCTGTTGCAGCTATCTTTGGTACATCTACATACGGTGGCGAGTTGGATAAAGTGTATCAAAACCAGATCATAGGCTCAGGTAAAGTTATAGCTATTCGTATTGAAGACAACTCAACAAACCCAGCATTTACACTAGACACGGCTCTGCTAGAATATACGCAGAACGATAGACAATAAGGAAGTAACACATGGCAGGTTACACACGCCAAGATACGGCAAACAACATTGCTAACGGTAACGTCATTGACGCTGACGATCTTGACAGTGAGTTCAACGCTGTCGAAGATGCTTTTCAAGCTTCAACTGGTCACACTCACGATGGTACTGTAGGTGGAGGTGCACCTATTACAAAAGTAGGTCCAGCACAGGACATCATTGTAAGTACATCTACGGTACTACCTAAAGCTAACAACATCATAGATTTAGGTTCTAGTGCTGCACAATACAAGGATGGTTATTTTGACGGTACTCTTTATGCTGACACTATTAATGCTGGCGTTAACGGCTATACTACAATCGAAGACAACGAGTATGCTGTATCTTCAGGCAACTTAACATTTGATGTAGCGGGTGATATCGTACTTGATGCTGATGATGGTGATGTAAAATTACAAGACGGTGGTGTTGACTACGGTAAACTTACTAATCGTTCTAACCAGTTATCTATTTATTCTGGCAGTGTGGAGTCACTAAGGTTAAACGGTGCAGATGTAGATGCTCTAGGTACTCTTGACGTTACAGGTAATACCACTGTTGGTGGTACCCTGACTGTTACTGGTAATACATCTGTTTCTACAGGTAACTTAACAGTCAACACAGGTAACGTATCTATTGGTGGTACATTAGGTGTCACTGGTACTATTACTGGTACTCTTAGTGGCGCTGTTACAGGTAATGTTACAGGTAACTTAACAGGTAATGTCACAGGCAACGTAACTGGTGATGTCACAGGAGATGTCACAGGAGATGTTACAGGTACAGTATCAAGTATTAGTAACCACAGCACTACAAACCTAACAGAAGGTACTAATCTTTATTACACTGATGCAAGAGCAAGAGCTGCTATTAGTGTAAGTGGTGACCTCTCTTATAACTCTTCGACAGGTGTTATCAGTACTCAAGGTCTAGCCTCATCTACTACAGACGATCTAGCTGAAGGTTCTACAAATCTGTACCATACAACTGCTAGAGCTAGAACAGCAGTATCTGTAACTGATGCAGGTGGTGACGGTTCGTTGTCTTACAACAACAGCACAGGTGTTATTACTTACACTGGCCCCAGCGCAACAGAAGTACGTGCACACTTTAGTGCAGGTGAAGGTATTGATGTTTCATCTGGTGTTATCTCTGGTGAGGATGCCTCTACTACAAACAAAGGTATTGCATCATTTAACAGCACAGACTTCTCTGTAGCATCAGGTGTTGTAACCCTAGCTAAAGACCCTACAATTACACTCACAGGAGCAGTCACAGGCTCTGGCACTATGACTAACTTGGGCAGTGTTAGTATTGCTACAACAGCTACTGCAGACCCTACACTTACACTGGCAGGAGATGCAACAGGTTCAGCTACATTTACTAACTTAGGTAATGCTACTCTAACCGTCACTGTCGCAGATGATAGCCATACACACGATGGTCGTTATTACACTGAGTCTGAGTCAGATGGACGTTATGCATATAAAGCAGGTACAAGTGGACAAGACTTTGCTTGTGGTGCGCTTACAGCATCTAGCTCTGTAACAGCTACAGCATTCTACTACTCATCAGATGAACGCTTGAAGGAAAACATTGCACCAGTCACAAATGCACTAGATGTAATTGATAGACTACGTGGTGTTTCATTTGATTGGAAGGAAGATGGCGTACATGACATTGGTGTTATTGCTCAAGAAGTAGAAGCTGTTATTCCTGAAGCTGTAAAAGAACAAGAGCATAAGACAGTTAGTGCTGCACCGATTATTGCTTACTTGATTGAGGCAGTTAAAGAGCTTAAGGCAGAGGTTGATCGTTTAAATGAGCAGTCGTGATATAGCAGATGGAGCTACTATTCTAGGTAGATATGGACCTGGTGGCGATAGTGGTAGACCAGAGTTAAACAGGTGGGTATACCTTTACAATAACTCTGGTTATACTATGTTTATTCCAGAAGCCACTGCTGCTGAACGTGAGTCTGTTTATAATTACTTCCCTTACAAATATACAGGAGGCTACGGCTACAGTAATAGTTTGTATGTCAACACTACTGCACATGCAACTGGACCTTGTTGGTCACCTTACTTTGCAGGTAGTTATAACACCCCAGGTGCTTGTAGCTCTGGTTACACAGATGGTGGTGTAGTAAATGGCACAGGCAATGCTTTAGATTACAGTGGTGCTACAGGTGTTCAACACAGTACTATACCTTGGATGTTCTACTTTGTAAATGCATACGGTTGCCCATCAGGATACGTTGCAGGATACTCAATTAGATATTGTTATAGAACAGCAGGTTCAACAGGATACGTATAATGGCTTTACCAACAGTAACACAACAAGACTTATTTGATAAACGTGCAGAGACTAATGCATGGGATATCGTACTACTACACCACAGTGAATGCACAGCTTGTGGCGACATTGAGGGACAGCTAGAAGGTATTGCAGGTAATTACCCTACAGTTACATTTTCTAAGCTAGATGTTACATCAGATGACATTCCTCTGTTTGCCCCACCAGTACTACCAGCTATCCTAGCCCTTCATAATGGCACACGTATTTGGGAAGCATTAGGTACATTCTCTAATACAACTAACTTAGAGACAACCATCACTAACTGGTTAAACATGCAGGTTAACTTTGATGATATCTCAGGTGCTACATCTATACATGAGTTTAGTACGTAATGTCCTTCTTAGAGGCGACAGATAAATACCTCAAAAAGATAGAGACATGTAAATCTTGTGAGAACTATAAGCAACTAACTAAGACCTGTAGTATATGTAAATGCATAATGCCAATCAAAGCTCGAATGAGCGGCAACACTTGTCCAATAGGTAAGCACCAATGAGCAACATCAACTTGACACCAGAAGAGCTAGAGGCTATGCTTGATCGTGCAGCTAGACGTGGTGCTAGAGAGGCACTAAAGTCGCTAGGCTTGCAAGATGATGACGCACAAAAAGACTTACATGAGATGCGTACTCTACTCGAAGCTTATCGTGATACAAAGAAAAGCATTTGGTCAACAGTAGTAAGAATAACAACAGTAGCATTGCTATCATTTATAGCTGCATCTGTGTGGATGCAAATAGGGAATAAATAATTATGGCTAAAAGATTTGCAGGTTTCACCCCAGAACAGATGGGTAAGATTGTA